GCATAAGGTCCTATCATAGGAACGCTCGATAGCTTCCTAGCAATATTGGCAACCGCCGATGCGGGGCCAGAAACAACACCATATTCACCTGCTTGAAGAGCAAGGCCTGATGTTGGGGCACAAACTTTAACATCTGTAGCCCAAGCATAAACTTGTAAAGTAACACCAGCAGCTACTACTGAATTTGCATTCAGTAAGGCTGTAGGAGACTGAATAGTCAAAAGACCGAAATTATCAAAATCGGACTTAACAGCAACATTCAACCACGTTTTGTAATTGAGATAAGGAAGAACTAATTCCCCCCCTTGATTCGTTTGAGGATATATCCAAAAATGAGGTTGCTGGCTTAAAGCGCATATATGCGCATCTCCATTTGTTGTTAAACTAGCATTGATAGTCACGGGATTAAACAATGATAGTGGAGTATAAGATACAAGACCTGCCCCATAATAAAATGGAGAGGCATTTAAAATAATCTTTATGTGTAAATTACACGTTAAACGCGCGTAATTGTCTATTTTCTTTCTAACCTGAGTATTATTAAAAAATAAACTCCAAGGAGCTAATTGAGTATTCAAGTTTGCTCCCTCTGCCCAAGTAATAGTTGAGATAGCTAAAGGCCTACTCAAATACTGAGACAAAGAGTGATCTTCTACAAAATCACCATGGAATGTATGATCCAGGACCTTATTATGTTTAACCAAGGTTCCTGGACTCTCATCAAGGTAACGAACTATAACTTCTTGTTCGTCAGTCTCTTTTATCACCGTATTAGCATTATCTGTAATACTGGCACCAGCAATTATTTCTTCTGATTGAAGATACAAAAGTGAGATATCAGAGACGGAAAAAGATTCTAGACCTAAAGAATTACGTCTATCTTGTTGTCTAAGGATCAAATGTATCATTTCTGACCTTTCATAAACGGTCATTTCATCGATTATTGAAGGAATAATCTTATTTAAGGAATGAAACATCGCGGCTCTAGTTTTTGGTGAGCCATATTGGGAATTATAAATATCCCATGACACCTTTTCAAAAGGGTCATCAAGGTGTGGAGATTGCGATCCACAATCGCATAAATTATAACATTTAGCAAGTATATTTAAATACAATCAAGAAGAATACTCAATCTTCAAGAAGGTTACATCTTAAATGTGGGACAGCAGCACATCTCTAAATAGAGATTTTGAGGAACACTCAAGCAGTCCAAAAACAAATAAGTCCACTCTCATATATATTATCAAGAAATAAAGAAATATAATACATGCAGTAACTACCTATCTATCAGTATATTTGGTTTAGCTTATAAAGCTCAGACACCAACTTTAGCGCCTGTTGACTTTCGTCCTGAGCAATGAAATCTTTCAATCAACTCTTTAAAAGTTGGAAAGGTTGATTCCATAACATAAATCTCAAGATCTAAGTCTCTACACATATTTTTAAGTATGCGACACCTATCTTCAAAAACATCTCTACCATAAAAAGCATATTCCATAACTGCACTAGAAATAACAGCAATACATTGCTCTTTTTCAGAAATCGTTTTTGATCGCACCCAAGTCATTAACATTTTTTCAATTGATTCATGATCTAAAGGTGCTACATATTTTCCAAAATCCATATCAAAACGCCATGTCCTCTTTAAAAAGGAACAATTATTTATATGGATATATGGAACACTATCAGCCTCTTTGTCTGCCATAGTGTACCCAATACCAACATCCCTTAAGCAAGCTTGGACGGACGTATGATTAAAATTGGGAATTTCTTTGGAAACGTTCATAATATTATCGTCTCCATAAGTCATCAAATGAATATGTGACTTAAACTCACGGGGATCTTTTTTAGTAAGAATAACGAAACAGTATCGCATATATAAAGAATTAACAAGTGAATTTATAATAACCGTAAGTGGATGACCAGATGGGTTGCTCCCAAAAAAGGAGACTAAATCACCATTAAAATTCATCCACGAAAAAGCAGTATCGATACCGATACCACGAATTACTAATAAATCTTCTTCAGAATAATTTCCACTTGCTTGACAAACATTAATAATAATGTCAAAAGCTAACTGAATAATCTCAGCGCACATTCTTTTATCAAACTTAGAAAAGTCTCCCGCCACAAGGCGTTCCTCTCCAAAAGAAGTTAAATAACTTCTCATTAAGTCCCACTCTGGGGATTGGCAAACTATGCCACAAGCACATTCAAAAATGTACTGATTAGATTGAAGTAATCGTATAAACGACAAAACATATTTCCTATTCACTACACTCCATGCAACTGGAGCTCCTGCGAATAATCTGGTTTTACCCAAAGAGGCTTTAAGCTCAGAAACAGCTTCATCTTTCAAATTTCCCCTAAAAATAGGGTTATTACGATATCCAGCTCTATAACTATCTTCTATCCGTTCAATCTCCTCTTCAATTTCATTATCAAATTTAACAGGATCTAAATTCTCTCCCCTAGAAGCAATAGGTGAAATATAAAATCGTTTAGAACGATTATAAGGATGACCCATTGACGTGTTCCTATTGATCTTATCCACATAGGTAACACCAGCAGCACCATTTACAGCAGTAAAATTGTCATAAACGTGTAACTGCTCTTTTAAGATTGATTGCGGAATAGCTTTAAGAATATCTTCTGAAAAAGCTAACATGCAATCCTTAAGAATAGAGGGTTTAAAAGAATTGGCAGGACACACCATTTCCTTAGCAGCTAAATGCCAAGGACGCCACGACTTCAAATCGGGTTGAGTATATTTTGTTTCATATCCATGTTTGGACAAATACTCATTCATTGGTGTATTCTCTACACGAGAACTACCATGAGCGCGTGGTATAGTTAAACTACCACAAACGAGCGCTGATCCTTCTTCTATATAACGAAAAGGAGATTTCTTATGTAGCTCGACAAGTGCAACTGGCACACTTGGAGCATCAATTTTAACTTCATCGTGCTGAACGAATAAAGTTGTCATCTGTCTAATAGTATTCCTCAAATATTCTTGAGTAACTTTGATAGCACAAACAGCATTTATATTAGGATTTCCTAAATAATGTATACCTAAGATGACAGGACCCATACCAGTTTTAATAACTAATATAGAACCACAGTCACCAACATGACACCCACTTTTAGTGAGACCATGCCAAGCATCCATAGATTTGTTTGTATGACGATCATAAAGCTCAGGGTGAGCTCTGATCCGTACAACAGATTTTGCTTCTACAGCACCATCGGGATTTCTCTTGAGATAATATCCATCAAATTTAGCGTCAAAAGATTCTTTACAGAATAAATCAGTAAAGTCAGCGCGTGGTGGTAATCCACGCAATTCAATCAGACAAATGTCTGAATCTGGTTTGTGAACAACGGTGTTCACATCTATCACAATAGTGATATTTGGATTAATAGATTGTTTTTCCGCTTGGAAAAATACGGTCAATCTACAATCACCAGATAATCCTTTGAAAAAATGAGAATTAATCAAATAAATTTGACCTCCAACGCAAAATGCGCTAGTTCGTCTGCGAGTAGTTAGAGACGTTTCAATAACTAAAGATACGCAATTAAGAGATAATTTCTTATGGATATCCTCTAATGAAAGAGAATTCCAGCCTTGAGACTTTTGTCCAAGATCCATCTGATGTAATTCAAACTTATCATTATACCAAACATTATTAGGCTCTTCAGCAGCGGGCTTTGGAGCAGTACCAGGATTAATTTTTACTTCTTTCTCAACAACGGTTTCAGAGTCGCATTGTTCAACAGGTACTAATTTCTTTTGAATGGAAGATAACTTCCAAGTAACAAGTAGCGCACCCACAACAATCAATACATTAGTAATAATTGTAGGATTACTTACCATATAAGATACGCGTACACCTAAAGATTTCCAATAGTTTCGAGGATATTTTCGAACATAATATTCAAAAGTATATTCTCGCCATGCAGAAAATTGATTCATTTTATGAAACCAATATGCAGGCAACATACGTACGAAGACGCATTTAATATAAAACCAAGAAAATCGATATGGCGCGGTTAAAACCTTATGATGTTTACTTTTCAAAGGAACAAATCTATAATATAGACTACTAACATGGTCATAAAACCAATATAAAAGTACCATAGATAAGAGAAACAAATTACAATCTGAATCAGATTGAACTTCACACTCACAATAATTTTGTGGTAAATTGCACAAAGTGCATAAGGAAACATTCCTTATATTCTCAACAGAAGCACTAGTTATTTTTTGTTCTGAATGGTGATTATCAATAGTATTATTATACCAAACAAGAAAATCTTTTAAACCAACATCAGATAATAAGACTTCAGTTTCAGCTAAACTCTGGTGAGTAGTACGAACAGTCTTAGGAATAACTCGCTTAACAGTCCATAACCAATAATCAGGATAAGTATTTAAGTGTTCAACAGATTGAGTTTTACTTGCATCAAGCATATTAACCTCATTTTTAAATTCAGGTTTAACCTTAACATCCAAAATAAAAGGATATCTGCGTTGAAACGCAGAAGGACATGCGAAATAATGATACGCATTCAAATTCTCAGTATTGGTAGTACCAATAACAAGCTCACAACGAAGTGGCATTTTACCTTTATTTTCTAAAGCAGCTTGATCAGGAGTGAAAGCAACATTATTATTAATTTGAATAGTTTCCATACAAGTTTCATCACCAGTCATGGCGATGGAAGGTTTCTTAAAACCTATATCGTCTTGAATAAGACACCACATATTAGTACGAAAATTATCCCAATACTTAGAAACAGGATTCTTAACATACTTAAATTCATCACCAATAGGTTGATTCCTTCTCTTACCATAATGAACAAATAATATATTTGTCAAAGTGGTCTTACCTATACCAGAATCTCCAAAAAGGAGTAATGATAAAGGAGCTTTTCTATCTTGCAAAGCATATTTAATAGTCATATGATGACTACGGATTAAACACATAGCGTTTAACATATCAGAAACGACTTTCTTATCGCTTTTGTCATGCTGAGCATATTTAAAGATAGATTCACCACGTTCGATAGCAGAATCAAGAGCTGCTAAAAAAGAATGTTCAGTAATTTTTTCATGTTCCATTAATTCAGGATGTCCTATTAAAGGATGCCATTTTTTAATCTTCTGACAATCAATATAAAATTTATCATAAGAAGAACCTCCATGAAACAAAGCTTCCATGGAGCCAGTTGTAATACAGGCATGGCCACGTTCACAAATAAATTGCAAAGTCTCCAATATATGGAAAATAGCTTCATCGCTATGCCAAGTTTTACGCTCAAGAGCTTGACGCTCGAGCTCAGTATAACCAGCTGATTTCAAATCATAACCTAGGGGTTTAAAAACCGAAAAGGCAATGAGGTACGTTATCAATTTTTGGCAACGTTTAAAAAGTGGTCCAAATCTTAAAGATTTGTACATGGATATTAATCCGCGTGAAGTATCTAAAAAATCACTTTGTAAATCAAGAGAAGCTAAAATATCAGCTTCAAGAGCTTCATCATCCGATGACAATGGAGCTTCTTGTTCAGAAAAAATTTCTGTAATATAACACATAATATCTTCCAGATAACCAGAAGTTGTGTATACAAGTGATCTATCACCACATCTAAGTTTGAGAAAATTTACACAAACAAAGACTATATCTTTTTTATTTTTACACATGGAAATACCATATGCTAAACAGGCCAAATCTTCGATAAGTTTGGTAACTGTATCATACTTTCCTAAAAGAGAAGTTATGATTTGAGAGTCGAAAATTTCATTCCAACTCTCCATTTCGAAAATACGAAAATCTTCGCTTTGTAATTCAAGATCAAACATAGGATGTTTGAAATAAGTATCTAAACGAGATACTAAATAATTGGTATGAAAACCATAATTATCATATAAAGGAACACGTTCTAATAATTCATCAAGAACGGAATTTCTATTATCAAGAACAATATCAATTTGATCTCTAGTCGAATTACAAATAAATGGAAAAGGACCAAGAGAATCATGTTCTAAAACTAACTTTATATACCAACGAATTTGGGTATATTCACAAGAATAATCTTGTACTATAGTAACGACATCTAAAGGTAAACTATTAACTAAAAAACTATAACTACCAGAATAAGAGTTGATTTGGTTGCTTGTTCGTTTTTTATCAATAGTAGGGTAAGAACAATTACCACTACTAAGGTGTTTATTCTTTTGATCAGCCACAAATGATCGATCCTGTAATGAACCAGGAGCAGGGAACGCCTGCAAAGTGGGATTTAAAAGATCCACGCTTCCGGGACTAGAGCATAAACAAGCTCTAGTATCAGACAGTAAATATCTTCTAAATTCTCCTTTTGGTGATGTTTCAAAGAAACGTGACGTAGAGAAAACGCCAAAAGTAACAGGGGATTGTACAGTATTATGGTCATTAAAAAATAATTGAGTAAAATTAGACATTATTCATTAAGAAAGGGATAAGTTTTTGTGAAAAACTAATAAACGAGTTATAAAAATAAAATTAATAAGATTCCTATAAGAATCTCTTAATAAATTTCGAAAGTAAATTTAATCTACTTAAACATTATAACATTCCTCAACAACTGACCAAGTGTTGAGAACCGATTATTAAAAATATAAATGTCTGGATTAAACTATAAAATTAAATCATACGTAGGTATGTTCCAGTCTGTCAGGCCTTTCTTGGGGGACAGAATCAAGGACTCAGGGACTCTACAATTTAATATATAATTATACCAGTTAGATATATAAAAATAATCTATACTAATAATAGTATTTCATTATTGGAATCATTAATTATCCAATAACTAGCAGAATTATTAAAATGTTTCAAAGCAAGTATTTACAAAAATATAAAAAGCACCCATCAAATGGGAAAACTTAAAAATATTATAATCATAAAATTTTAAAGAGTTTATTCTCTCTGTTTTCTACAAAGGTGAATTCCAAAAAGGGTATTTGGAAGTGATTGGTGTAAAAACAGAACTAATACAAAGTATTAGCCTACAATCATTACGCATATAAACAATATATGTAACATAAAGGAAGGGGGTATCAATAAATTTTAACGTATTTAGACAGAAATACGTGTAAACTAAAATAAGAATACTAAAATAATCTTAAAAGAACTTAATCAAAGAACTATTGAGAGTACATATGCATTCATCCGACGACGGATGGTACATCATATCAACAATAATTAGCTAAAAAGCTACATTTAAAACCATCCTAAAATCAAAAATTAGAATACAAATAGTTATACGATCGTAACTAAAAACGACAGATCCAATACATGCTACACATAGGGGAAAACCCTATGTGTAGC